AGGAAAGCAAAAGCAAGAAATCGCAACATGCTTTTTCAAACGTCTTAACTCAATTCTTGAACAAGAAAAAATAGAAACAGATAAGAAAGTTCTAGCACAACTTATTAATAAGCACTTTCCTGATTGGAGGAGAGTATTAAATGAGTGTCAGAGATATTCTGTAAGTGGTAAGATAGATAGTGGTATACTAGCAACCTTTAGTGATGTCGCGGTTAATGACCTTCTTCAAAACCTTAAAGGGAAAAACTTTACTGAAGTACGTAAGTGGGTCGTTGATAATTTGGACAACGATACTGGTGTATTACTTCGTCGCATCTACGATACTCTTTACACAGCCTTGGTCCCTGGTAGTATACCTGCTGCTGTTCTTATTATTGCTAAGTATCAATACCAGATTGCGTTCGTAGCAGATCAGGAGATAAATATGCTTGCATGTTTAACTGAAATCATGGTGGAGTGTGAATTTAAATGAACATAAAAGAAAATATACAAAGAGCAAAGGATAGAATAAAAGAGTTGGAGGTATTGATTGCTGCATGGGAAGCAACATTACCACAGAAGAAGTTTGGTGAAAAGAATGATCATGTAGAACCTACAATCACTACACCAAATGGTGAGATTAGTGAAACTTTAATGAGTGGTGCATTGAGGGATCATTATATGTCAGAGCATAGGGAGTATTAATTATGAAGAAAGGATTGAAGACACCTCTAAGGTATCCAGGTGGCAAGTCTAGAGCAGTTACTAAGATGGGTTTATATTTTCCTAATCTTAGGGATTATACTGAGTATAGAGAACCCTTCTTAGGTGGTGGTAGTGTGGCAATATATGTTAGTCAGATGTATCCCCACCTTAAGATTACTGTTAATGATCTTTATGAACCTTTAATGAATTTCTTGAGTAATCTTCAGATGTTTGGAACTGATTTATATACTGAATTAAAGAATCTTAAGATTGCTCATTGTAATCAGGACTCTGCTAGATGTTTGTTTGCAGAGATGAAAGATGTTATTAATGATAAAACTAAAACTGATCTTGAAAGAGCAGTTGCCTTCTATGTTGTAAATAAATGTAGTTTCTCTGGTCTTACAGAGTCATCCTCATTCTCAGCACAAGCAAGTGATTCTAATTTCTCTATGAGAGGGATTGAGAAGTTGCCAGAGTATTCAGAAATAATTTCTCATTGGCATATTAATCAGTACTCTTATGAGTATTGTTTTAGAACAGATGTTCATGATGGGTTGTTTATGTATCTAGATCCTCCTTATGATATAAAGGATAACCTTTATGGGAAGAAGGGAGCTATGCACAAAAGTTTTGATCACGACAAATTTGCTGCTGATTGTGATGTTTATAACGATACAAATATGCTAATTAGTTATAATTCTGATCAGTTGGTTAAAGATAGATTTAAAAACTGGAAGGCAAGTGAGTTTAAATTAACTTATACAATGCGTTCAGTTGGAGAATATATGAGAGATCAGCAAGAAAGAAAAGAGTTATTACTCTTCAATTACGAATTACCAGAGGTATCTACTAATGAATGAAGAACCGTATGTTAATGATCTATATGAAGATATGGAGAGACTTAATGCTTTATATGAAGAACTAATGTGGCCACATGATGTAGCACTTGAGTTCTCTGCTGATTATGAAAATAATCGAATCATCATTTCTATGAAAGATGAAAAGCAAAAACGTCCTGCTTTATGACTCTTAAAGATCATATGGGTCCTAAAAAAGGTTGGGATGATGCTAAGTGGTTACAACATGCTCATATGATGGTTCATTCTCCTTGGATTGATGAAGAGGAGAGGGACTATTGGAAATATAAAATTAAGGAATTAACTAAATGATTGATTTAAAAGAATATATTAGAGAAGTTCCACACTTTCCAAAAGAAGGGGTACTTTTTAAGGATATGTGGCCTCTATTGAGAAATCCTACAGCATGGAATGAAGCAATAGATCAGTTGGGTGATTTTTGCGATGATGTAAATGCGGATTGTATTGTTGGTATAGATGCAAGAGGTTTTGTTGTTGGATCTGCTTTGGCAATGAAAAAGAATTTACCTTTTGTTCCAATTAGAAAGAAAGGTAAATTACCTGGTAATCTATTTGGTAGAGAATATGATCTAGAGTATGGTATGGATACCCTAGAGATTCAGAACGATTCTTTTGTTAAAACTACTAGAGTTCTTTTAGTTGATGATCTTCTTGCTACAGGAGGAACAATAGGAACATCTATAATATTATTAGGTTTAGCTAATGCTAAAGTTGTTGGGTGTGGATTTATAATAGAATTATCTGAATTGAATGGTAGGAGTCATATTAAAGATATTCCAGTAAAGTCTCTTATTACTTATGATGATGCCTAAAACCCCAGAAGATTGTTTCTTTGTTTCCTTAATTTTTCTTGAGGAGTTTGTTAAGAGGATATTGATTTCTCCCATCAAACTCCTTACAATGTATGATCAATGGAGTCACAATAAATTAGTAGCACAAGCTGCTAAAGAAGCAGAAGAAAACCCTCCTACATTACCATGACCGAATTGAAAGATTGGTTGAACTCAATTAACCAAACAAAAAAGAATTTGATTGATGAGGATCCTTCATTAGAAAGGGAGTATAATCCTTACATTATAAATCGCATTTATTCTGGGCATCTTGACTCTGTGATGTTTGCGAATGAAATGAATAAGTATTCATTTTTATCTAAGAAGATTCAATATGATTTTTATCTAAATAGTTTACGATCTAAGAAGAGATTCTCTCCTTGGCTCAGGAAAGATAAGATTAAAGATCTTGATTATGTAAAACGTTACTATGGTTATAGTAATGAAAAAGCACAACAAGCATTGAAAATCCTAACTAAACAACAACTTAATTTTATAAGATCTAAATTTGAAACTGGAGGAAAACAATGAGTGTGGTTAAGGAACCTGAAGTGAATTGGTCGCAAGATCAAATGGTAGAAGTGACTCTGAATGAGCCAGATGACTTTCTAAAGGTAAGAGAAACTCTCACAAGAATTGGTGTAGCATCAAGAAAAGAAAAGAAGATATATCAATCATGTCATATACTGCATAAGCAGGGGAGGTATTTCCTTGTTCATTTTAAAGAATTATTTGCCCTTGATGGCAAACACGCAAATCTTACTTCCAATGATGTACAGCGTAGGAATCGTATTGCTCAGCTTTTGGCTGACTGGGGGTTAGTTGGTATTGTAAGTACTGACAAGATCCAAGACATTGCCCCACTTAATCAAATAAAGGTTTTATCATACAAAGATAAAGGAGATTGGATTTTAGAAACTAAGTATAATATAGGGAGTAAGAAAAAGAAAACTGAGGAATAATTATTATGGATTCTGATTTTGTAATGCGTAAATTCTGGTTTGAGTGTTTGCTTGAACTTTGGGAATTTTCTCTTCAAGAAAAAGATACTGATGGATTGGGTGTGGATCATGTTCATCAGGGGATAGAGCGTATTATAAAAGAATCTGATGATGCTAGAAAGAGAACTACTAATGTCAAAGCAAAAATGACAAAATGGAATATGTTAGATCATAAACCATTTAAAATTATTAGTGATAAAGTTGAAAAGACAATACAAGATTTTTATCATGAGCATACTGATCTTGATTTAGAAACTTTTATGACAACTTGTTGGGGTTCGATATATGGTAAAGGTGATTATAGCGAATTACATGCCCATGTTCCAGCTATGTATTCTTGGGTTTACTATGTAAAGGTTGATGATAATGCTGCTCCTTTACATTTTCCTAGAAAACTTTTAGGTCCTGTTCAGGATCAAAGTTTTGGTTGGAAAGATGAAACTCCAGATTCAGGACTTTATTATAGACCAAAAAGTGGAACAGGAATTATTTTTCCTGGTTGGTTACAACATCAAGTACCGAAACATGATAATGACAATGAAAGAATTATTGTTGTTGGCAATGTTGAAGGAACTGGGTATGTAGAGTATCCACAAAAGAAACGCAAGTTTACTCAAGTAAAAAACTGATTTATGTATAATGATCAATATATTACTTTATTTGCTCCACCACCATTGGGAATGACTTATTGGGATGGAGATTTAAAGTATATTGAAGATGAAATAAAAAAATATGAATTTCAGAGAAATACTAAAAATTCTATAACAGTAAGTAATCTTCTTTTAGATGATCCACCTTTTGTTGATCTTAAAAAATTTATTCATAATTTTGTTAATAGGTATACTATTAAAATTTTTAGAACAAGACAAAAAATTGATATGATGCAGTCTTGGGTTAATATTACAAATAGTGGTGAGTCTCATCCAAAGCATTTTCACCCTAATAGTTTTTTAAGTGGTGTTATGTTTGTTAAATCTTCTCCTGATGCCCCACCTTTAATGATTGAGAATCATTATAGACCATTACAATCATATGTTGATCTTTATGATGGTGGTGATCCAACTTTACCTCCAAATGAATTTTCTAATTGCGATAGATCAACTGAAATTATTGAACCAATACCAGGACGTATAGTATTGTTTACTAGTCCTACACCACATTTAGTACCTGAAAGTTCTTCTAAAGAAGAAAGAATCACACTTGCATTTAATACATGGCCAGCAAGACCATTTGGATCTAATAAAGATGTAACATATGTCTATTAATAAAGATCAATATTTTAATCTCTTTTGCCCACCACCAGTTAGTGTGACTCATTGGGATGGTGATTGTGAATATGTTGAAAGTGTAATTAAAGAAAGTATGTTCAAAAGAACTGAGAGTAATTCTATAAGTCTTGATAGAAGAGTTCTTGATAATCCATCATTAGTTGATCTTAAATCATTCATACATGCTTTTGTTCAGAGATATACTGAAAAGGTTTTTAGAACAAATCAAAAGATAAAATTATTACAATCTTGGGCTAATATAGAGAATAATGGTGATTGCCATCCAGTTCACTTTCATCCTAATAGTTATATGAGTGGTGTTATATTTGTTAAATCAGCACCTGATTCTCCACCACTAATACTTGAAAATCCTTTTAGACCTTATCAGTTATCTGTTGATCTTTTTAATGGTGTTAATCCAGATTTACCTCCGAATGAGTTGAGTGATTGTAGTAGAAATATCTCAGAGATACCTCCAATACCAGGAAATGTAGTTATTTTTCCAAGTCTTACACCTCATCGTGTTCCAAGAAGTAATGGTGGTGAAAGAATAACTATTGCCTTTAATTCATATCCAGAATTACCTTTTGGGTCTGAGGAAGATGTAACTCAAGTTTACTAGCTTGACACCCTCTTTTTTTATGCTATAATATATTTGTTGAATCGACGGGTTCAACGGGGAGTGACTGAATAAACTTTCTGGCATATAGCTGGTTAAGGTGACGAGACACAGGTGGTGCTGCTACTCGCAAGAGTAGAATCGACTTACCAGTCGGGTCTCAGGCAAGGACGTAAAATTTACTACTGTAGTAATGCCCGTTCTTTGTTGGTAATACAGAAATCCAACCTCCTACACTAATAAATAAGAGGGACAGAGTATGATCCCTCTTTTTTATGGCTCAAACAGAATCGGATATAGCAATAGCAGTCAACCAAGTCCTTGATAACTATGAGGTGACGGTTGATAGTGCCTCAGGGTCAATGACTAGACTCAAGATCAAAGCTGATGATCGTTTTGAAGTCAGGAAAGATGTAGAAGAGTCATTGAAGAAGGCAGGTATTGATTACCAATCTTCGGAGGAAGTATATAAGAATAAGAATTGGGTGTCTAGTTTTCCTGGTACTGTAATCAAAGCAGATGGTACTAAGAAACAATGGACTGAATTTATATACAAACCCAGTAAGAC